GACGCAAACCTACGTCCAGCGTCCACCAAAGTACCCAAAAGATTGTATAGGGTGGCTGAAGGCTCTTTAAACGGCAGGGGCATCAATGATGCCTGAAGCGTGTTGCCAACAACGTCAATGTCGCGGAACTCTCCGGGCTGTATTGGGCTGTCTTCATCACGAATACGCGCACCACGGGCCTTAAAACCCGCTGGCAAGTTCGCTAACGTACCAGCATCAATAAGCTGACGCAGAATAGATGTTGAGGCCATAGCCAAGCCACCAATCATGTGCGTCAGGCCCAAGCCATAAAACCCCAGACCGGGCAAAAACTTATAATGCACAAAATACTTTTGCGCACGTTTCATCATATCGTCTTCTTTGTAATTGCGGCGAACCGAAAGTATTTCGTTAGTATCTTCAAGAATAGTCACAATGTACGGAAGTTTTAATCCAGTAGGCTCACCGTCAACGCCAATGTCTTCAAAGCCCTCAAGGTCTAAATCAGTATGAACCTCATACAAAGTAAGGTCTGTCGATGAATTAGACGGGTGTATGCCTTGTATGTCATCAATCGACTCTTGAACTTCATCCATTGTATCGTCTGAAGTTCCGTCAGTCGGAATATCTATGTCACTATAGAATCCAGCTAGTTGCAGCTTTCTAACTTCGTTGGAATCCATTGTAATACGGTGCGTAATGCGCGGTGAAGACAACAAATCTGTTGCGCCATAAGGAACAATTAAATCTTCTGCATGAATGAAGTTACTAACAGCGCGTTGCTTCAGTGGATCACGGTAAACCTTCTTAAAGGTCGATCCAATCACGGGTAAATAAAACAACATCTGATCCAGTTCGGGATCGTATTCTTCCATTTCATAAGTAATCTGATAATTCATGTAGTTTTTAACGCGCTCGGCCTGCTTAACCAGCATTTCGTTCTGTTCGCCAATTACCTGTGTTCTAACAGGACCATTAGCGGGTAAAAGCTCACGGTACGCCTGCGCTTGGAACTGTGTAACACTCTCAGCAAGTAGTGGGTGAATAACGCCTGAAGAACCCTCAAAAGGCTCAGTCCGCTCTTCTGTCTTCATGCCTAAGAACTCTAGTCCCTGCTTATACGTGTCTTCCCAATCTTGGCGGGACGATAAGTCATCATCAATATAGCCAACCAAATCAGAAGCAATACGCCCAAGAATAGAACTATCAATAACATCAGCCAGATTTCCATCAAAACCAACGTCTGGTAAAGGTTCCATTCCGTCATCGTAATCCCCAACAACAGCACTACCGTCATCAAACTCAAATACACCGGGTTCTGGCGGTAATTCAGTAATGTTTGCTAGAACATTCTCTTCAGGCAACATAGGCATTTCAGGAATGCCACCCGGTCCAGAATCACGATCTATAAAAGCCATATTAAGTTCCTATTATAGCGTTGAGGCAGAAAAGCTCTACCAATGAAAGGACAGAAACTGGGAACCGCTGACGCAACCCGTTGGGAGGAGCGGAAAACGCCAACTTAATCTGCCTCAACCTCTTCAGTCACTACCGCACCACAAGTCGGGCAAGTAACAACAATTTCTTCGGCAACATCATCGTCTACAACGTCTTCAATCACAACGCCCTCTTCAGGGCTTAGAAAGTAGTCTTTGTAGGACATATCAACGTCTATTGTTATCTTTGGCATTATTTTACACCGATAAACTTTGTTCCGCGAAGTGCAGCACCGCCACCGCGAGAAAACCCTGTGTGGTCTTCAGCAGTAGAAGCGTCTACGGCTTCAGGATAATGCTCTTGCATTACGCCATTAACCTCAACGCTACCGCCTTTAGCAAAAAAACCCATATTATTCCGAACACCTTTTGGTAGTTTGGATAGACCTTTGTTGCTGGAAGGGACTGCTTTTAGTTTTTTGCCCATTAGTTGTCTCCTAATAATATTCTCTGCGTTTACTGTAGCTGTGTTCATCTTCATCATTATAGTCAGTTTTGGTGACAATAAAACCACCCTGCCTAAACCGCAGTATAGCCTGTGTCATCGAATCCGCCAAGTCATCATGTTCACCATTCGGGAAAGCAGCACATTCTTCCATAACTTCATCAGAAAACTTAGTATCTGGACACCACACAATGCCGCTTTCAAACACAGGTGCGCAAGAGTGCATGCGCGTGAACTTGTCAGCGCCACGGCTAGGAGTGAACGGCGTAACAGGTATGCCCATACGCCGTAATTCTTGCGTTAGTGGCATTCCAGACCCCTTTTGTTCTATTAAAACCATGTCAGGGTCGTACTCTTTATACATTTCATTGGCCTGTTCCTTTAATTCAGGAAACTCCCAACGCCCCTTAACCGCGTCCAACAAAATAATGTGTTCTTCATCGCTGTCTTCCTCAAGGAATATGCCCCAAGTCGTAATGGCGCTGTAGTCAGCACGATCACCTTTACTAAACGCCGTGTCATAGCTTTGCATGATGTACGAACACACGGGCGGGTCTTCTTTTTCCCACTTGCGCCACCACTCACGCTTAATAATCGCACCCTCTTCAGCAGTAGGGTTCTGCATGTACTGCGCGTTCCACTTGGCTACGGGAATAGATGCCTTTACGCCGTTAAGTTCGTCTAAGCTCCAATATTCAGGCCAAAGTGATTCGCCAGAGGGCATAATAGCAGGGAACTCAACGATATCCCATTTATCAGCGTTTTTCTCGCCCTGCTTAGATAAAACCTTTGCCGTTAAGTCACGAATAGACCAACGGGTCATAACAATAATAATCGCACCACCCGGCTGTAAACGCTGTCTAGGTCCAGAAGTGTACCACTCATACACATTATCCAGCGCAGTTGTACTAAGTGCGTCTTGTTCTGATACAGGGTCATCAATAATAGCTAAATCAGCGCCACGACCAGCCAAAGCGCCGCCCACACCAACCGCGTAGTATTCACCACCCCCGCTGGTACTCCAACGTCCACTGGCCTTTGCATCAGGCGCTAAAGTAACCGTAGGAAATACGTCCCTGAAATCTTCAGAATCAATCAGGTTCTTAATCTTACGACCAAAACCAACCGCCAACTCAGCCGTGTGCGTAGCCTGAATAATCTTCAGGTCAGGTCTTCTGCCCATTAACCACGTTGGAAATAAATAACTAGCGAACTCAGACTTCGTATGTCTGGGCGGCATGTTAATGATTAAACGCTTTAACTTGCCGTCAGCCACAGCCTGTAGTTTTTCCGCGTAAATCTTGTGGTGTCTGCCCTCAATAAACTGAGGCCAAACGTGCTTAACAAACGACATATAATTGCTGCTACGTTCATCGCGGTCTTCTAACGTCGAAAGCCGCTCCAACATGGGAGCGACTGTCGCTAACTCTTCTTCAGTTAGATATTGCGCGAAGTTATTTAGGTCGTTCATTTTATGCTTTCATTAAGCGGTCTGTTATAAACAGGCAAATCAACAGTTCGTCTAGCATTAAAAATATCACCCATAGTATTTTCATCGCTTATTTTTGCCTGCATGGGTATTTCTACTGAACTTTGAATAGACTTTTCTTTTAACTTTCTTGAAAGATCACCAATAATTTCATCAATTCTTTGATTGCTATAACCTTTTCTTCTAAGAGCTATTACAGTATTTGCTAACGTATTGCTTATTGACATAGCAGTGTTTTCGCTGGGAAATTTAGAACCCAATGCCGCATTTAACCTTTCATTCAAAGTTCTAACTCCCCTAGTTTCGAAGTACGGGTTGATAATCTCTAAAGGACTTAAAGTTTTTACCGCCATAGGTCCGCTTCCAGAAGCTGAATCAAACTTTCCACGTTCTGCACCTTTAGCCTTCAATTCCTTTACAGAATTGTTATACATTTCGCTTGCTGACATATTTTTAAAAGCGTTTCGCGTGGCTATTAAATCAGCCCTAGTATTTGCCGTAAGGCTTGGGTCTTTTAACTGTTTGTTTATTTCATTTAACCTTTGTTTTTTAAAGTCATAATAACCAGAAGGTCCACCTTGCGGCCCAAAATCCCTTGTGTTTGCAAAAGAGTCATATTGTTTTATATGCTCAACTTCGTGCAACACTAATGGCTTGTATCCCGGCGTTAAGGGTCTTAATATTCCTGAAAGTGGGCCTCTTGGTCTACCCATAGTAACGTAACCACCCGGTCCTGTGGGGTTTTTATATGCCGAGCCACCGACCCCATAAGTAAGATCATTATCAGTTAATTCCTCAAGTCTAAGTGTGTTCATTCCCTGTATTCTGTTTGGTGGAACTGACGCAGGAGAATTATTTTGAGATTTAATTGCTTGAGAAATAGGGACGCCAGATTCTGTTATTTTTGACAAATCCACATCATTTACAGAATTTATAGGTTCGGCGTGAGCAAAGCGCACACGTTCCACTTGTCCATTAACATCAGTTTGCCTGTAAACGGATACTCCGTAGTTATTTAGTATAGCCTGCTCTGGTACACCGTTTGCATACGCAGCTTGCGCTTCCCGTATGTTCATAGCATCTTTTGCTCTATTTCTTCGAAGAACTTTAGAATTTACATTGGTCGAGATGACGTTTTGGCTTCTGTATGGCGCAAGAGTAGAAGGAACTACGTCAGCCATAGCATCTCTCTTAGCTTGGAAATTATAAAACTGCTGCCTAAAAAAATCGTCGGCTTTGTTAGTTCCAGCACGAATACCAGACCTTGCCAAACTTCCTGCCTGCAAAGCGCCGGGAACTCCGCCTAATAAATTTAATCCTGTTATTGCCGCGTTTTTACCAGCACCCTTTAAATCACCTTCAGCAAGAGAACCTACCGTGTCTTTACTACTGTCATAAGCGCCGAAAAGTGCCGTGCCAATTCCATAGGGCGTGGCGTCTAAATACCCAATAGCAGCACCAAGCAAACTGTTAGGTACACCCATATTAACTAATTTTTTTGCAGCAAACGCTGTAGCTTCATTAGTGTTTGCGGCCCCACTTTCTTGTGCTTCAGTGGCACCTATAAGCCTCAAAGCGTTCATAGCTTCATCTTTAGAGGCTTGGTCACGGTAAGACATAGTAGTAGACCGTTTGCCAGTTTCAGGATCAACGTACAGGCCGGGAGATAGTTTGGGTTCAGCGTAATCTTCTCCCAATCCTTGAGTTGTATATGGGTCGCTCAAAATGCCTTTTCTAGCGCGGTTACTAGCGCGTATTCGCATCTGTTCTATCTCATCTTCGGTGAGTTGATTCTGTTGTAAGTTTAAATAAAAATCATTAAAAATGCTTTCTTCAGGGGTGTAACCAAACTCTTCTTCATATAACGGGCTATGCTGAATAGGGCTGTACCCGCGCTCTTCCAGTGTCTGATTGCTTAAACTTGGAGTTACTTTCCCAACACGATCGACTATCCGCAATCCAGAAGTTTTAGACATAACACTTGGTTCAGGAGAGGGTATAGGAGTGTTTAGATTGGGACTAATGTTGTTTAAGCTCATAGAGTTCTGCATCGTAGGTCCAACAGAACCATCGTTGTAGTTGTTTTGAACGCTGCTAATCGCATTGTTTACATACGGATCAAACGAAGCAGGCCGTAGCCTTGGGCGTAATGAACTTGTCAGACCAACGGGTTCTGGCTCTGGATCAAAAAACCCACTTGAGCTTACATCAGGAAAAACAGGAGCGGCTGCGGGGTCAGTATTGTAGAAGTTGTATTCGTTATTATAGCTGCCACTGCTATTATCGCCGTAACTGTCACCATAATAATCAGCAGTGGCAGGGCCACGGCTGTTTCTATCAACCCTAGTTTTTAGATTACCAACAACCTCGCCGCTAGGAGTTCGGGCAGAAACATAACCACCGTTAGCCATGCCAACAGGCTCTACATTAGGCTTTTTTTTTACGCCACCACCCATAGATGACAGGAAGTTATCAATCGCAGAACCCATACCGTCACTAACAGCGCCGCCACCCGCAAAGTAACTAGGACGGCGAATGGCCAAACCACCAACGTCAGATGTTTCCTCTTCTTCATCCTCATCGTCAACAACATCACGAACAATTGGTCGCAATGTGCTAGGCAACGTGGCTGAAGCAATCGAATCAGAAATTGCTGTGGCAGGATTCTGCGCAACACGGCTCTGGCGCATAGGCATACACACGCCGTTAACCTTTTGAAAACCGGGGGGGCAACCATCATCGTCGCCGCCTATATTGTCTTCGTCTTTTGGTGGCTGTGGTCCTAATAAAATAGCTCTACCGTTAGGGTCTTCCACACCGATTAACTTGCCGTTTTTATTATACGCCAGCTTACCCGTTTCATTATAAGCCTCTAAAGCCTTTTCACGCTGCTTGGCAGACAACTTGTCCAAATCAATTAAGCCCATGCTCAAAGACTTAACAGCACTGTTGAATATCTCTGCGCCCTTAGAGGGGCCAAACAATGAATAAAGGTCTTCCCTGTTTTTATAAAACTCACGATCCGTAAACTGGTTACGGTTAAAGTTTCCACCAAAAATATCAACATCATCGCCATCTGGAACAGTAACATCTGGATCAGCAGTATCTAGTTCAGCAGTCAAGTTGCTTATTATTTCCCTGTCATCTTCGGATAGAAGGGGATTAGATAGCTCTTCTTCAGTGGCTAACCTTCCAACAGATGTTACATCTCCCTTTTCAAAACCTTCATTTTCATCACGAAAGTAATCAGTAGAAGGCGCAACAAAGGCTCCACTATTACCAGCAGCAGCACGGGAGATTGCGTTTATTTTTTGTGAATCAGGGACTATAATCTTTCCGTTTGGCCCCGTAAATACAGGGCCAGTGGGCTGATCAAGCGCAGGGGCTGGACTTGGTGCAATACCTGAAACCGTTCTGCCATCACTGTTTCTTCTGGTTCCTATAGGAGCTACAAATTCTGTGCCACCTGTACCAGCAGGGTAATCCTCAAGATAACTCTGCATGCCGGGGGTTCCTGACATTAAACCACCGCCAACATTAACCGCAGCTTTCTTAGCCTTGTTAAATGATTCCAACTCCTGCTTATTCGCCGTTATAGGCGCAGTCTTTAAATTTTCTAAAATCTCGCCAGCGCGTCTAGCAGTGTAATCAGGGCCACCTTCTGGAACATAGGTAATGCCACCACCTATTTGGTCGGCACTAGCCTGTGGGAAAACTGTATCCGCAGGCAAGGCTAGGGGATTTACCTTGCCATAGCCCGGAAAGGAACTCTCTGGGCCTACAGGACCAAACGGCTCTCGACGTAGGTTCGGCTGATAGCCACCATCAGTGGGCTGTGCCACCTCAAGCTGAATGTCGCTAGGCGGTGCAACATACGGATCGTCAAGTGTCGGGTCAAAATCACCGTAAATATCACGGGC